TTAAATGGGAGAGAAATGATGTGAAAAATAACGTATGTGGCACATATGTGAGCGTATGTGGTACTTTTGGTGTATGTGTGGTGGGTTTTAATGGGTTTTTTGATAGGGGCGTAGCCCCAAAGCCCTCCAAACGTAGTGGGGAGGGTGTATACGAGAAACAGCGTTTCGAGTAGGTTTCTGAACGAGGAAACGACATAAGCGAAGCGTTGTTGTTCCCGCAGTGAAAGTGAACGAACGCAAACGTTCGTGAACGCCGATAGGCATGGGGTGGCGGTCGGGGTAGCTCGTTAGTATGAGCGTAAATAAATGTATGTGTGCGGTGGTTGATGCACTTAATGCGTCGACAAGGCATTGGGAACGTTAGTAACACTTGCTAAACACGGTTTATCGTTTAGCTTAGTGTTGACTACGTTGGCAGAGCTTCTGTGTAGCGTAGTGGAGCGAGAAGCGAGGGAGGGCGTAGCCCTTTGTACGCCTTAACTTATTGTTGATGTGGTATTACTCGTAGTGGTATGTTGTGTGGCAAGTGTAAGGGGCGTTACTGGAATAGGAGCGAATGCGAGTATTACGGTTTTAGCCCTACTACTAAGACACGCCGCTTTTTGCGTGGCTTATCCTCAACGGAGTTGCCCCAACACAGGGACGACCCACCCCCGGGGTGGCGAAAGGAGTCCCAACAAATGCGTATATATACGTGTTTGTGTTGTGGGGGGGGAGCTGTGAGGAAGCAACAACACATTTTTTACAAGTTGCCCAATGAGCTTCCCAACACCTATCCCTACAAGTCGGAAGAAGTTACCATCAAATCAGAATAGTAAAACACCGTAAAACGTGATATAATAAGTACATAAACTTATGTGTTATATTTTTGAACACTAATTATTTAAATTAATTCTTGATTTTTGAACTGGAAATTTAATATTTCTACAACGAAGAAAGTGGGTGTATGCCTACTTTTTTTCTACTTATTTCCACTATAAAAATGCCGATAAGGATATATAATATCTATGTATTTAACGATAAGTTAATACGAATTACACACTTTATTTAAGTAGGTAGTAACGACGCTACCTACTTTTTTATATGTAAAAAAACTTGTAACAAATTAGTTACAAAATTGTAACTTTTTTCAAATCAAGCAATACCAACACTTTCATAAAAAATATAAAAAAACAAGGTCTTGACAAGTATTTTTTTTCTGTTATACTAATAACGTATAAAACGTTTGAAATACGTTCTATAAATGCCTTCGGCATTTAGTGATTTTCATTTCATTCAAATCACGAGGAAAAAGTAATACGTATTAATTCCCTCTTTAGTAAATCTTTGATTTGCTAAATAAGAACGAGTGAAACGAGTTCTTATAGAACGTATTAAACACGTAATATAACGTACTAATAACGTAATAGGGGGAGTATATGGTAAACATAGAGATTAAGATATTTAATCTTCATATATCATTTAACGTTAGTAAAACGCCGAAGAAAGCCGAAGAAGGTTTAAAGCACGATACTTACGAAGAAACGCCGATATACGAAGATAATCCTACTGAATATTTATTTGATGAGAGTAAAATCGCACAAATCGCAAATCAATTCCAAGCAGAGCTTAAAAGCTCACAAATTTATGACATTCCAGATTATTCAGATATACCACCTAGATATAACATTTCAGATGATGTTGAAATAATTACAGATAGCTTTGAAAAAGAAGTTGAAGATATAATGGAAGGTAGAAGATAATGAGTACAGAAGTACAGTTATTAGAGCCAAAACTTCAACGTTTCGTACACTTATATTTAACTGGTCAATATAATCAAACCCAAATCGCACAAATCTTAGAAGTTCACAAAAACACTATAAATCAATGGTTAAAACGTGAAGATGTAGGTCTAGCTATAAAAGAATATCAACAATTAGAACACGAAATGTATGATGTTCAAATCAAAGCTATGCGTATGAAAGCGATCCAAAAGATGAATGACTTAATGGATAGTCCAATAGATGGTATAGCCTTTCAAGCGTGTAAGGATATACTTGATAGAACGGGACATAAGGCAAAGAATGAGATAAAAGTTGATAAAACAGTTAAGACTATTGAAGTACAATTAAATGAGTTAGCTGATAGCTTAATCAATGACGTTGATTTTGAGGTATTAGATGTCTAGTAATAAGACTCAAATACTTTTAAAACGTATCAAAGAAGATAGACCGTGGTATATGGAGAATTTCTTAAAAATACGTAATAAAGAAGCTAAACTTATACCTTTTAAAATAAATGACGCACAAGAATTATTTGAAGAAGAAATAAGAAAGTGCGAAAGAGAAGGTATCTTAAAACGCTTTATAGTGCTAAAAGCAAGACAAATGGGCTTTAGTACGTATTCAGAAGGTTTAATATTCCACGATACTACTACAAATACGTTTAAAAACTCAATGATAATCGCACATGAAGATAAAGCAACTCAAAACTTATTCAATATGTCAAAGCTATACTATGAAGAACTTCCTAACGCTCTAAAACCTATGATAAAATACTCAAACGGTAAAGAGCTTGTCTTTGAAAATCCAACTGCCGACGCACTTGAAAAGAAGAAAAATCCCGGTCTTAGAAGTAAAATAACTGTTGCAACTGCCGGTACAGTAGAAGTTGGTCGTTCTGCTACTGTTCACAACTTACACGCATCAGAGGTAGCGTTCTTCCCGGATGCTACTACAACAATGCTAGGACTTTTACAATGTGTTCCAGATACTTTAAATAGTTGCGTAATATTAGAATCTACTGCTAATGGAGTAGGTGGCTATTTTTACGATATGTGGCAAAAGGCTTGTAGAGGGGAAAATGACTTTATACCACTTTTCTATCCGTGGTTTACGGACAAATCATATACAACTAATTTCAAATCAGAAAATGAGAAAGAATATTTTTTAAGCACATTAAACGAATATGAACGTACTTTGATGGAAAACAACAACCTTACACCAGAGCAAATGAATTGGCGTAGGCGTACAATAGCGAATAAGTGTCAAGGTGATGTTGAGTTATTTATGCAGGAATACCCATCTACTCCGGAGGAAGCGTTCATAGCAAGTGGACGTCCAGTATTTAATGTAGCTTCTGTAAGAAAATACTTATCTCACGCAGAAGATGGAGTTAGAGGTTATATAAAAGAAGAAGGTACAAAGACTAAATTCTTAAAAGATGAAAAAGGTTATGTTGAAATATTTAAAGAGCCTATGCAAAATGAGTTTTATGTAATAGGAGCAGACGTTGCAGAAGGTAAAATAGATGGCGACTACTCTGTTGCTCACGTTTTAGATAGTAAGTGTGATGTGGTTGCGAAGTGGTATGGACACATTGACCCAGATTTATTTGGGTATGAGCTTGTAAAGTTATCACGTTATTATAATGACGCATATTTAGGTGTAGAAGCGAATAACCACGGTTTAACAACGCTTAAATCGGTACAAAGGTATGATTATTGGAATTTATATTTTGCAAAGATTTACGATAGATTTACAGATAGTATAACTCAAAAACTTGGTTGGCAAACAACAAGTAAAACTAAACCTATGATGATAGATAAACTTGCAGAGTTTGTAAGAGATTTTCACATAGGTATCAAATCAAAAGTAACTATACAAGAATTATTAACATATATCATAGAAGAAAACGGAAGTACAAATGCTCAAACTGGATGTCACGACGACTGTGTAATGAGTTTAGCAATAGCTCTACAAGTGTGGCTTGAAGGTAAAGGAGATGTATATGAGCCGGAAAACTCTGATATGAATGAGAAGAAAAGAAATATTATAGACCCACTATTTGAGGGTGAAAATGACGAGGTGGCAGAATAATGGATTTTGGAAAAGCAATAGAGTTATTAAAACAAGGTAAAAGAGCTAAACGTAAAGGTTGGAATGGTAATGGTATTTTTATAGAATTACAAATACCAGATAATAACAGTAAAATGACGCACCCTTATATTTTTATAGATACAACTGGTTTACAAACAAATAATCCAAACGCTCCAAAAAACAGAGTTCCGTGGTTAGCTTCTCAAACTGATATTTTAGCTAATGACTGGGAGGTAATTTAACAATGAACGTAAACAACGTTAAAAAATATGAACCCTCTGACAAGGAAAAGAAACTTGTTGAGTGGGTAAACTCAAAATTTAAACAAGCATATGTAGCAAAAGCACCTTTAATGCAAAAGTGGCAAACCTATATGGAAGCCTATAACGGTACAATGTTTAATAAAGAAAGTAAACCAGATTACAAGTCTGACGAGATAAGTAATATAGTATTTTCTACGGTTGAAGCTATAAGACCGGTTATGACAGATAATGACCCTAAGTTTATAGCTATGCCAAGAACACCACAAGGAGCAGAATTTTCACATGATGTGCAAATGGCACTTGATTTTGAATGGGAAAGAGAAAGAATGTCGACTAAACTTCCTTCCCAACTTATTCCTATGCTTGTGTATGGTACTGCTGTATGGTTTTGTCAATGGGATGGACACGAAGGTGAATATGGAGAGATAAAGTTAAAAGCTGTCGATCCGTTTAATGTATTCCCAGACCCACTTGCAGAAGATGTTGATACTTGTGAGTATTTAGTTTATGCTACATACAAAAATGCAAATCAATTAAAACAAATATTTAAAGATAAAGCTAGTGCGATAGAAGGAAGTCGTATTACTATGTCTGAACTTGTAGCTAATAGAGATGAAAGTGATGCTAAAGAAGAAAATCAAGTATTAGTGCTTGAAATGTGGTGTCGTGATTGGACTACAATGGATGAGCTTGAAGATGGTACTAAAGCGTTAAGATACCCAAAAGGTAGAGTTATAACGTGCTTACCAGACTTAGGTATAGTTTTATCTGATAAACAAAACCCTTATAAAGATGGTAAGTTCCCATTTGTATTAATGAAGAACTATGATGTGCCATTTAAGTTTTGGGGTAATGGAGAAGTAGAACAAATCTTATCTCCACAAAAATATATAAACGATTTAACAAATCAAATAATAGACAATGCTAAGTCTACTGCTAATATGCAATGGATTATAGATAAAAACTCTGGTATAGGACAAGGTAAACTTACTAATAGACCGGGTCTTGTAATAAGAAAAAATCCGGGTACAGAAGTAAGGCGTGATACTCCACCTGCTATGCCAAGTTATGTAAGAGAACAAATAGAAGTGTTAAAAACTGATATACAAGATATATCTGGTGTATTTGACGCCTTAAAAGGTGAAAGACAATCTGGTATAACTGCCGGAAGTGCGATAATGGCACTACAAGAGGCTTCACAAGCTCGTATAAGACTTAAAATAAAATTAATGGAACAATCATTGACTCATCTTGCTAATATGGTATATTCACGTATGCAACAATTCTGGAAATTAGATAGATGGGTTAGAATAACTGATGTTGAAGGTAATCCAAGTTTCCAACAAATAGGTGTTCAAGTTTTACAAAATGACTTTGATATGAAAGTTGTAGCAGGGTCTACTATGCCAGTTAATAGAAACGCAATGCTTGACCTTATGATTAGACTTGCACAAACTAACGCCGAAGATGGTTTACCTATGGTAGATAGAAAAGCTATCCTTGAATATTTACCTACATCTGATAGAAAATCAATACTTGATAGGTTTGAAAAACAACGTCAAGAACAAGAGTTAAAAGCTCAACAAGAACAACAGATGCAACAACAACAAATGCAACAGCAACAAGGTGAACTTGATGCCAACGTAGCTTCACAAGTAACTAATTCTTTACAAGAAGTTATAAATGCACTTAATATAACTGGTCAACAAGTAGAAGAACTTATGGCAGATAAAGAAGCTAGAGAAAAGAAAGAATACGAAGGTAAAATAGAAGAAAAAGGCTATAAAAAAGGTGTTCAAGAAGCTAAGAAGGAGATGTTAAATAATGATAGAGAAAGTATCAATAATTCTAACGTTGATAACAGTTCTAGCGATATGTCTGGAAATGTATCAAATGGAGAAGAAATACAACAGTTACCACAAGAAGAAGAAATGGTAAATAAACTTCAAGCTCAACAAATACCTATTGATGTGTTAGAAGAACTAATAGCCTTATCACAAGAAGAACCAAGTAAGTTTGCAGAGTTAATTCAAACTTATCCAGAGCTTCAAGAAATGTTAAAACAAGATATACAAAATATGAATGGAGGTCAATAAATGATAAAAACGAACTATTTACATAAAATAAACCTAAAAATGTTCGGATTTGAAAAAGATTTCTTTACAAATGCGTTCAATGAGGCGTATAATATAGGTGAGGGTGTTTCAGAGCCGATAGAAGCGACAGAGAGCGTTTCTGTTGGTGAGAACGACCAAACACCTAATGAAACAACTCAAGAGGTCTTAGAACCTTCTCAAACGCCTACAAAAGAATTATCTAAAGAAGAAATAAAAGAATTATACGAAAAACACTTCAAAGAAGAAGAAACAACAACAAATCAAATAGAGTATGATGAGGAAACTCAAAATGCTATCGAATTATACAAATACCTAGAACAAAATTCACATTTAGTACAAGCTATGAGAGAACTTGATGCTAAAGGCTATCAAGAATTAAATAGATATGTTCCAGATGAAATAACAAAAGAATTAAACGAGTTAAAAGACTTTAAAGCAGAACTGGAATATAGAGAGTACATAAGAGATTTAAAAAATAAGTATTCTGATTTTGATGAGGACGAAGTTTTAAAATACGCAGAAGAAGCCGACGTATTAAACTTAGAAGTTGCTTATAAGGCTATGAAATCAGAAAAAGCTAAAGAGCCTAATATAGAAGAACTTAGAGAGCAAATCAAAAAAGAATTACTTGAAGAACTTAAACAAAACTCCATTAATACGCAATCTTTAGTTGGTGGTATAAATCAAAAGCCTATCAATAACAATGATAACGTAAGATTAAGTAGTCGTGAGGAAAGGATAGCGAGAGCTATGGGAATATCACCTACTGAATACGCTAAATGGAGATAAAATAAATATATCATATACATAAAAGGAGAAACATTATGGCATTAGTAAAGAAAATGAACTTAAAAATGTTTGGTGCTAATACTCCAGTTGACCCAACTACTGGAAACACTCACATAAGTGAAAACTTTGGTAAATTATTATATCCGGGACTAAGAAAAATATTCTTTGAAACATATGATGAGATACCAGAACAATATTCAAAAATATTCAACGTACAAACTTCTAACTCTGCAACTGAAACTGACCACGGAATGGGTGCGTTTGGTGAATGGGAAGAAAGAACATCTGAAATAGATACTGTTGCTTACGCTAAGATAAGTGACGGTGGAGATGTTACTTACAAACATAAAGCGTTCACTAAAGGTTTCATGATAGGTAGAGAATTATATGATGATGAAAAATATGGACAAATGAAGAAAATGGCTAAGGCATTAGCTAGAGCAGGTAGAGCTAAAGTTGAAAGAGATGCTATAACTGTTTTAACAAAAGGTTTCAAAGGTGAAGTTGGAGCTTTCAAAGGTAGAGATGGATTAGAATTATTCCACGACGCTCATACT